TTGTCACTGTGGAGTAGCGTCGTGTCTCCAGGATTGACCCCGAGAGAGATTCCCGCCGCGAACGCCTTATTGCGATCCGCAGCGAATGAGACGGGCTCGCCTGTTCCAGGTGTGCGCTCATCGATTCGAGCTGATGTGCGAGGTACTGCATCGAGCCGGAATCATTGAACGGGCCCAGGCTGATCGTCACCCTGAGCCGGGCCGTGTTGACGACCGAGCGCATCGAGCCGGCCAGGGTCCAGCCTGACCGCCTGTCCCGGATGGGCACCCACGACAGCTCAGAGAGAGGCCCGCCGAACTGGATTTCGGTCACCTCGTCGGTGTAGGAACCTCCAGCGAAATACCAGAACGAGGGGTTAGCCATGGCTCAGCCTCCAGCGAATAGGGGCGAGCTGGCGCGACCGAACGAGCCGTACACCCGCTCTATCTGCCTGACCAGGGCGGGGATTGCGTCTCGGTCGAGGACCGATGTGGAGATGTTGATACCACCGCCACCGCCTGCTGGAATTACTGTTTCTCCCTGGTGCAGGAGAGCGAGTTGTGTGCGAGGCACGAATCCGCCTGACTGGAATGAGCCGATCCCGAGCCTCTCTGCGAGATTGGCAAGCGGTCCAGAATTGCCGCCACCGCCACCAATAGAAATCCCGCCCCAGCCGGGTAGATTCTCCTGGGCCCATGACCTCGGGCCCTCCAATATGCCCTCGAACAACACGCGAATCGCATCCACAATCGCGTTTGGCAGGTCAAATAGAATCAATTTTCCAATCTCCCACAGGATCATCGGAGCAGCAGCCACCAACGCCTCCATAATGGACGGCACTGCGCTGATAATTGCGTCTGTGATCAAGGGTATTAGCTCTGGCAAATTCTCTATGCCTGCCTGTAATGCGTCAAGTTGAGCCTCGATACCCTCCACGATGGCATCGTTACCAGACTCACCGACAGCGATCAAAGCCTGCATGCTGCCGAAGATTGCAGCAGAGTATGGTCCGCCACCCGCGAATGCGGCAGCGCCACCGGCAGCGCCGATGAGGTCACCTCCTGCCAGGGTAGACAGGGCGCCAGCTCCAGCGCTGATCGAGACAGCGCCAGCCTGGCCGAGCGCCAGTGCTGCTGCGTTCTCGTTCGCCTCGCGGATAATTCGCTGAGACTCGGCTGCCTCTGCGTTCATCTGCTTGAGATTTTCTATAGTCAACTTTCCGAAGTTGATTTGTTCAATTTGCCAATCCTGCCGAGTAGATTCAGCGATGGCACCGAACTCGATAGCCGTATCTTTAGCGGCATCGGTGGCGCCCTTGGCTGCCTCCTTCAACCTCTCAACGCCGCCCGTCAGGACCTCCACCGCCTTCCTCGGCATGTCGCTAACACCGCCCACGAGATCGGACATGCGTTGGAACTCTGCCGCCGCGTCCTTCGCTGTTTCATGGACACCGCTCAACGCGGTCATGTGCTGGTCCCACGCAGCAGCCGCCTTGTTAGCTCCCTCAATGTCTCCTTGAGCGAGTAGTGCCATCGTCCGGGAAAGCTCGACAATCGCTCCCTTCAAGGCTGACAGAATCCCACCGGCCAATTCGCTTGTATAGACCAGTGCGAAATTGAACGTCTCCAGCGCACCCGCAGCGCCCTCGAATCCGAACGCACGGGCCATGCTGTCACCGATTGAATCTGTGACGCCACCAAGCAGAGCCATCTGCCTCTGCCAGTCGTCGGCGGCCTTCGATGCCGCTGGTCCCACGTCCGTTCCGAATCGCTCGGCTGAGGTAATGAAGTCGTCAAGCTCATGCGTGCCGAGGGCCTGCATCAGATTCTTACCTGACCGACCAAGCAAATCCGCAGCCAGGGCACCCCGCTGTGTCTCGTTCTCCATTTCAGACAGCGACTCTGCAATTTCACGAAAGACCGTATCCGTGTCCCGCAGGGTTCCGCTCTCGTCCTCGAATGCCACGCCCAGCTCGTTGAAGGCGTCGAGGACCTCCTTCATCCCGCCCTGCGCGTCGTGCATCCGCTTGGGGAGCTTCGATAGCCCAGACTCGAACGCAGACAACTCAAGACCCGAGCCCTCGGCTGCCAGCTTGAGACCCTTGAGCGTATCGGCAGCCACGCCCGTCCTAACGGACATGTCGTTTAGGTCGTTTACAGCATCCGCAGTGTGCTGCATCATCGTGACCCACGCTACCGTCGTTGCAGCTATTGCTGCCGCCGCCGTTGCAGCCGCGCCAGCAAGCCCGGCCATGCTCACGGATGCGGTATCGGTGCCATCTGCGGCATCCTTCGCGGCATCTCCGGTATCCTTGAGCGGACCGCTGGCCTTGTCGTCCAGCTCCAGGACGTATTTCACAACCGGATTAGCCATGGGTCACCTCGGCCAGTCCGTCACCGGCAGGACCGGGAACAGCATCGTGCCCCGGCTGTTCTCCTGCTGGATGAATGACCGAAGCGCATAGTCCGCAGCACGCACGCACGCCCACGAGAGGATCAGCGAGAACCACTGGATCTCCTCGGGGCTCTCCAGGTCATCCGGTATCCCGAGAACCTGTGCCGGTGTCTGCCCGTACCTCCTCGCCATCGAGTCCACTCCCCTCAGCAGCATCGCGTCCTGTACGAAAGGGCCGTGCGGCTTCCTTGGCCGCCCGATAGTGCTGCGTCGATGCGAGTGCGATGGCCGATATGTCCTCGGCGTTGATGGCGCCCACGAACACCCTGGGAGGGTCGGCCTCAGCATCCTGTTCTTCCATGGTTCGCACCAGGCGGATCGGGTACCAGCGTTTGCCGGTGCTGGCCTCCCTGACCACGGCACATGCCACAGCCTCCATGTGCGAGACGAACGAGACGGTAGCACCAGGCTGGGTGTACGTGGTGCCGTTGCCGTTTCCGTTCTCTGCATCCGGGTCGGCTGCGGTCTGGAGCATTGCGAGCCCCACTTGAAGCTCTGCCGCCTCGGTGGGTCCGAGCGTGCGGATCTTCCACCGCAGGTCCTCGACTCCCTCGACCACCACAACGGTCCTCTTGACGAGCATTCTCGATACTGGGTTGCCCTCTGGCATGATGTTTTCTCCTGTCTGTGTGACCGGCTACCAGTCGTAGGAACCGCCAGCCGTGTCGTTAATGAGAGCGATAGATACGCCGCTGTCAGAGCTGTCTGCACGTCCGCGCATCGTGACGCTCTGGGTGACCACACCCTCCGAGCTGATCGGGTCTGACGCGCTGGTGATGACGCAGTTGTGTAGCGTGCAGTTGAACCGGTTGTTCCCGCTCCCGGTCCAGTTGATGACCGCATCCGAGCTGGTGCCAGCGATGAAGCCGGCCTGGAGCGAGTCGGTGGTGCTGTTCCAGTGCAGTGAGAGGCTGAGCGTAATCTCACGCCACCCCGAGAAATCGGGCTCGGTGGTGACGGACGAGCCGAGGAACTGGCGGCGCTCCAGGGCGTTGTCGATGGTAATGTCCGCGCTGATGATTGAGGCATAGGTGACGCTGTTCCAGGTGAGAGATCCGGCCTGGGTGTGCAGGATGGGAGCAGCGCTGGAGGTGTAGGTGGGAGATCCACCCGACGCACGACCGCCCGAGGTCTGCCCGATCCAGTTCGTGCGAACTCGCATAATGTCGTTCACGGCCTGGGAGAGGGTGAGGCTGGAGCACTTCATCCCTTCGAACACCTCGGAGTCCGCCGCTTTCCCTGTCCCGCGTAGGAATTCCATCGTCCAGGACGGCAGCGTGGCACCCATCGTGAACGTGTGCGTGTACGGACCGCTACCGGTGGTGGCTGCTGTGCCCGTGGCTGCGAACATGACGTGCCCGAGACAGATCGCGTTGTACACGCCCTCGAATTCCACATCCCCGCCCACGTTGTCGGCGCCGTCGAACACGACTTTACGTACTGCGGAGCCGGAGCCCACCAGATGCGGGCGATAGGTGCGGTCTACGGTCCTGGCGAGAGATGATGAGACGAGCTCCATCCAGTCAGTCCGGCTCACCGCCGTGCCCCACGTCGTCTCCTTAGCCATCCCGAGCCCGGTTCCTCTGCCCATGTACGAAAGTGGCATTTCTTCTCCTTCCTATTCTGCTACGTCCTGCACTTTCAAAAGGCAGCGTGTATTGATGATGCGTCCTGAATCCGTGGTTCCGATGGTGATCTGAGGCACGTAGTCCTGCGTGGTCGTGCCGCCGATGATCATGATTCGCACGAGGCTGCGGCCTGCCATTCTCGTCTCTGAAGCGTTGAACAGCGCAGCCTGACTGGAGCCACCACGGAACACATCGACCTTGATGTAGTCGATTTCCTCCATGAGCATAGACCCGTGGTCGGGCCTGATTCTCGTTGCGAGCTGCGGCCCGAAATCAACCCACAGGAACGTCGAGTCGTCCTGCGGTTTCACGATCACGTTGCGCGGCTTTGCGGCGCCTTTCCGCTCGGGAGCCGATACGATGAGGTGCCCTCGGATCGCGTGGTTCTCCAGGAAGTAGCCGGTGTGTGCGCTCGATGGCGTCACCGAGGTCGAGGCGTCGGACGGCGTGCCGGTGTGGTGCCAGTACAGCCACACGACCTGCCAGGACCCGGCAGAGGTATAGACCACGTTGTCCATTTCGACCGTGCCGGTATTCGCGGCGTAGTCGAAGGACTGGCGCTCGAATGTGATGGCGGTCACACCGTCTGCCTTGGTGACCCGCAGGTCTGCACCATCGGACCGAACCGTATCCCAGAACGTATCCCCCAACGTCGCAAGGTCAGCCGTCGCATCATTGGGGGTGCCGCCAGAGCGGTGGTCGATGAGGATCGGTATCCTCTTGAGCCACCGCGTAGAGGCACTGTCTGGGGCTATCCAGCTCACGACGAATGGTCCTCCAGATAGCAAATAACTGCTATTACGACTTGAGGATACCCTATCGGCCCTCCGTCATCATAGGGCAGGAACCCACCCGGGCTATCCACTGTCGCGTATGCGGTGCTCCTCGGATCGGGTGATGCCTCCATCGCAAGGAGCACATCGTCCATCAGGTTGTTGCTCGCGTCGGTCCGGCTCTCGTCGGTGTCGTCGCAGACAGCCCAGGCGATGACCTGGAACACGCCCTCACCGTCCTCGAACACAGACGCGAACGGCGGCACGGTTGGCGGCACGGATACCCGGCCCTCCTGTACCTGGTCAGGCCCGGACAGGTCGAACGTGTAGTCCCCTGTGCCGTCGATGGCGCGAATGGCTGACACGACCGCCTCCATCACATGCCCGTGCTGACGCGAAGCCAGCAGACGACCTCAACCACGGCCATCGGGTACTCTGCTCCCGTCTCGGCCTCGTATCCGACGAACGCGGTCGGGTTGCAAAGCACGTCGTAGACTCTATTGCCAAGCGTCCGATCCGCCTCCACGGCCATCAATATATCGTCGGCCATGTTCACCGCTGCCTCGGCCCTGGCCTCGTCGGTGTTCGCTGCGCACAGTCCCCATCCTGCCACCGTGAACCGAATGTCTCTGCGGTACGTCCCGAGCACCTGATCGTGAGATGTAGGTGCATCCTCGAACACCACCGTAACGTACGGATCGAATGGTGGAATGGTGATCCGCGTGCGCCCGACCTGCCCCGTCCCGCTCACGTCGTGGGTGTAGTCGCCCGACCCGTCGATGGCCTGGAGAGCCGTCACGAGCTGATCCCAGACTGCTACGAGTGTGGCCGCCATGTCAGCCCCTCATCGTGGCGACGACTCGCCACAGGTCGCCCAGCTCGACCCGCAATTCTTTAGCCGTCACGTCCATGGCTCGACGCATGAAATAGGTGGCCGGAATCTTCACCTGTTTCACGCGGTAGTACGGACCCGTGCCCCTGTGGACCCCGCGAGGCGTCAGCGCTTCAGGCGCAGGAACCATGAGCCAGCCGCCGGCCTTCGCTCTGATGGTGGCCCCGTATTCCTGTGTCCTGGCGTAGACGACCTGCTTGCCGCCACTGGACGTGCCGCCAGCCTGGAGCACCAAGGACGGGCCCTTGCCCTCGTCCAGCACGAACGCACGGATCGAGTTCCTGAGACGCCCTGAGCGCACCTTCGGGCGACTCGTTGCGTTGACTTTCGCCCTCGCCTCGGTGTCGAGTGCGGCCTTGGTCAGCCGCTGTTTCAGACGGCGCCTGAACTCACCCGCCCCGAGGCGGTCGATGTGAACCTGCCACTCCTGGATGGTGATCTCTGACATGGATCAGCTCAGCCATTGAGAGGGGCATCGAAACGGGAGCAGCATCCGCCGCACGTCGTCGGGGACCGGTGGCAGGTCGAACGTTGCAGAGTTCCCGCCAGCACTCGCGGTCCTCCGACCATGCCCGCCCTTCCTGAGCGTGTACACATGCGAGCAGTAGCGCAGCGTGGCCTCAAGCAGAGAACCTGGAGCCGTGCCCGAGGCATATCCAGCGGTACAGATGACCTTGATGTTGCGCTTGCCGGTGCTCCATGCGTGCCCGCCGTCCGGGTCGATCCACACCTGCCCATCCTCACCTACCAGGGTGTAGTCACCAGATGCGACCAGATACGCCGAGCCATATCCCCACAGGGAGTCATCGTGGATCGAGGTGATGGCGGTGACGGGTTTGACCGGGAGCTGAATCATCCGACCGTTCGAGGTCGATGGGCCGTCGAGGTAGAACGTTCTAGCAGCCGAGTCCCATGATGCAGACTGGCCGGCGGTCGTTTCCTGCCAGCCGAGCATCCTTGCCAGGTGCTCCTCACATCGCCCGATCAGCGTGTTCAGCTCTGAATCTGCACCAGATGCAATCCCGGGCAGGTACGGGTAGAGAGCACCAGCAGCATTGAGCGCCATCTACCCCTCCCCGTCGCCGGCTCCTTCCATGGCCCGCGAGGCCGGCGGCGCGCTAACGGCTCTGCTCTTGGCGCGGCTCTTCACGAGCTTGAACGCATCCGGGTACGCCTGGAGCAGCACCACAGCTCGGTCCTCACCGACCACCACGCTCGTCCCGGGCTCGATGACCCCGAGATCCGCGAGGTGGATCGCTGCCTTGCCTGGTCCGTGTCCGGAGAATTTCAGCCTCACGCCTGGTCCTTCGCCCACTTGGTCTGCGCCCGCTTGTAGTCGGCAGCAGAGAGGAGCTTGAACCCGAACGATGCCCGGTCACCCTCTGGCAGGTGTGCCACCGCCGAGCTTTCCGGCCCGTAGTCGGCCAGCACACCCTCAGCGAACTCGGCAGCATCGAACCCGGGATCGGTCTCCAGGGCTCGGGGCTCTCCAGGTTTCCACTGGTGAGTCGAGGCATGGACAGCCGAGAACATGCGGTCCTCGTCCAGCGTCGCCTTGCAGGCCTTCTTTCGGCTCACGGGCGCGTTGGGGTCATAGGGTCCGGGAAACCCCTTGAAGAGCAGATACACGGGTTGTGCAGCCATGGTGTGAGTTCTCCTGTCTGTGTGAAGTCGCCGCCTACAGGTAGCGAATGATGAGCGTCAGTCCGGCGTCACCGATGGACACGCCTGAGCCGCCCTTGGTGAGCTGAACGATGCACGCCTGAGTACCGTCGTAGGTTCGCAGGGTCTTGGTCTCTGCCGCGTCGAAGTCCTGTGCCGTGTCACCAGCAACCGCAGGGCCCTCCTCGTCGGACGTGTAGACCACCGTCTTTGCGGCCAACGAGCCTTCCTTTCCACCGGTGTCCGTGCTCCACTCCCAGATGAGTGTCGACTCATCGGAGCCCAGCACACGAAACGCGCAGAAGTTCGTTCCGTGTCCGGTGATGACGGTCTCGGCTGCGAGCCTGACGCCCAGCAGTTCGAACTTGCGGCCCGCAGAGAATGCGAACCCGGTAGCGGTCGCAGCGACGACGCCAGCGCCGAGAGGGATGGGGATAGCGTGGAATTCTGACATTGTGGTGGTCCTCTTGAGTGTCTGGGCGTGTGCTGAATATCCCGTAAGTGCTTGAAATCACTACAGATTGATGCCGAAGCTGACGTTCTTCGTGGCGCTGGGGTCAGGCGACGCCAAGACCTCACGTATGGTGGCCACCATGTTGACGGCGCCGCTCGTGATGTCCTTGTCCACCTCGACCGTCGCGCCGCGCTTGGTGTAGCGGGCGTAGGCGTCCACATCGACCAGCAGACAGCCAGTGGTCGAGCCGGAGCCCGTGTACAGGCCGGTGCTCGCCAGGTCGGCAGTCATGAATCGGGACATCACCAGCGGGACTCCCAGAAGCTGGCCGAGTTCGCCTGTGGCCACCGTCGCCCCACTTCCATAGGCGTCTACCGTGAGAACCTGTGTCAGCGACAGGAAATCAGCCACCATCGCCTCGGGGCTCACGATGCCGACGAGGTTCCCGACCGACCGCTCGGCCAGCACGCCCATCATAGTAGCAAAATTTGCTACGCTCATCGTACCGCTCAGCGCGGTGGTTGCGCTGGTGTCTGCGGCCTTCGCGCGAAAACCGAGGAACAACCTGCGATGATCGGCGTCACCCCCTAATCCACTTGCGCCCCAACGTCCTCGTGAATTCCAGGAGCTGATGCTATCTTGATGACTTGCGTTGCTATCTCCGTTGATCATCGCATCTTCGAATCCGTCCTCAAGCGCTGCGACGATCTCGCGGCGCAGGATGGTCGAGGCTGCCACCGCCGAATCCTCCAGCGCGGCATCGTCAGCGATGACACGAACGGCAAGGCCGCTCATGCTGATCGTGGTGTCCGCAGTGGTCGGGGTGCTGGAGGTGTACTTCCGGGGGTCGTCCGTCGAGATGGCGCCCTTGACATAGGGCCGGGCTCCGACGGTCAGACGAGGAATCAGGACCGTGTTGCCGGTGACCTGGACCTCGGGGAACAGAGCGCGGAGGCGGCGCGGCGTTTCGAACTCCTGATAGACCGAGGGCAGGAATTCGTCAGGTATCCACTCAGAACCCGAGCCCGAGGCGTCCTGGAAGGAGCGCTGCATGGCGACTTTCAGCTCACCAGCCGGGCACCGCATCAGGTGCTTGTACAGGTCCAGGTCGAGCATCGGCGTGTCAGCACGTCCACCACCGGCGCGACTCATGCGCTGGGCCATGCGGGCGAGGTTGCGCTTCGAAGCCAGCCGGATGAGGTCGGCGTGCCAGTCGTCGGCAGGATTCGGATCGGACAGGAGACCGTGCTCAGTGGAGCGGACCGTGTGTCCACCCATGCACTCGGGCAGGCGGGTGGTCGCCTCGTGCGGTCCCCAGTGGACCGGGCCGCCAGTCTCACTCTTGGAGACGTACTCGTTGAGCTTGCTGGTGCCACCGTGCGGGGTGGGCTCGGTGAACTGACGCTCGGTGAGGACCCGGTGGGCCTTGGTGAGGTCGTCGACTTTGGTCTCCAGGTTTTCGTGCTGAACCGCCTGGTTGTCTCCACGTTCGCTCAGCTCCTGCTGACGGTTGCGGATTTCTGCGATGACCTGCCTTGCCTCGTTGCGGGAAGTCGAGTCCATGGTGTTGTCTCCTCGGTTCAGCCGCCGATCAGGGCGGCCAGTGCGTCATCGCCCCGCAGGGCATGGGTGGATTCTGGTCGTGAAAGCTGCATACCCTTGATCAGCGAGCGGAGGGCCCGCCTCACCTTGGGGTCTCTGTCGATGGCATCGCAGATGATGGCGAGAATGTCTGCGTCCGAGCTGGCGCCGATGGCCTTGGCTGCCAGGGCTTCCTGCTGAACTGGAACAGGAGCGGCGCTCACCTCCAGCAGCTCGGCCCTCTGAATCAGGAACCCTCGATCTGCGTGCTGTGGGTCCTCTTTGTCGAGGCTCGACCGCTCAACGAAATCGAGAGGACGGAACCCGACGCTGACGCCTCGCATGAACCCCTGCGCGTATTGCCGGGCGAGCGTGGCGCCGAGTTCCCATCCTGTGTCCCAATGAATGTCCATGGAGAGGTTCCCACCATCGGACAGCCTGACGTTCTCGCCCTTGCCGACGGGCGGGGAGGCGTACTGGTGGAACGGCATAATCACCGGGTTGGCCTGGAAGTTCTCCAGCTCCCAGCCAGCCTGAACGATAATGTCGCCGTAACGGTCAGGTGCTGCCGTCGAGGCAATCACCGAGGTCAGACCAGACGGAGCCGATTCGGCCTTGTCCTCGTCCTCTTCCTCGTCCAGGCTCTCGTCTCCATCCTCGTCGCTGACAACCTCTTCCTCGTCACCCTCGGCACGGGCCCATGGAACAGCGGCCCGGGAATAGGCCAGGTATTGACCAGAGGCGGCACCACGAAGGAAGGCGAGGCGGTCGGCGTTCGTATGTCTCACGTCTGCGTCCCCTGATAGCATATTTCAGCAACCGGTGAGTTCGTAATAGCATACCGGCGCTGTACGCGGCAAGGCTGCATCAGAAGAGCGGAGTCCCGCCGGTGGTCTTGGCGATGGTTGTACATCGGCAGTTTATGTCCTCCGAGGCCTCGTCGCTTCCACCCGGGTACGGGGCGGGCACGCCCTCCAGGTCGAAGTCTTGATCGAGGTCCCGCTCTTGCCCATCGAGCCCCGCATAGGTCGGGTGCCTCTCCCCGTCTCCGGCTGTGAGCCAGACTTTCTTGACCGTGAGTCCGAGCTGCGCGGCTTCCTGA